GGAAAGTTGAAAGTAAAAACTGTAGCGATTATCCTATTGAGTCCCGACAGGTAGTCTTAGGCCTTCAAGATTACTGCCAAAACAGTCAAGGAAGGGTTGGCAGATCCCTCCCTAGAATCTGTCTAACCTCGACGGCCGTGGAACCACCCCGTTACCCTGATAGAACAATCCTATGAGCCCTTAGGCGATTTCTTAGAGAGCATTGATACTCCGGCACCGATAGTGTCTAACTTCGATACCGATTTCAGATGATCAGTCACGACCCGCGCTTTGACCATGTTAACGTAGACCCCTCCACCCAAAGACCAGTAAACAGTGTAAGAACGAGATAACGATAGGATAGGGATCGTGAATTCCAAGACTCTACTCACTGGTTTCCCATGAGCATCAACAGCCGGCTTATCGACGATATGTCCTAGGTTAGTAAGTGCTGTAGTGAATACAGAATAAGTGATCTGTGAGCGCTCCTCTGCTGTGTTATCTAATCGTGTCCAAATTGAATTCCTAAGTGAGTCTAGCAACCCCAATCTAGCGGCCCGTGTCACAGTCACAGTACCTGATCTCAGTTGGGCCAGGACCTGGCCTACTCGATTCGCCTCCGATAAGGCGGCTTGCCAAGATGGTCCATTTGGCCCGTCCTTGAATAGTAACTTTGACTCAGCTAAAACTGCCTCCTTCTGTGGTTTTGTCATAACCATCGATTCTAGGGCCTCGATGTCGGCTTGACCTACCGAGCGTAACCGTGTGTTGATAATCTCCGCCTGGCGTATTAGTGCCTCCAACCTCTTAAGTTGCTCGGCAATAACTGTAAAAGTGTAAGCATCAATGATGTCTTTCTCAGTCAGTGTAACTTTGTCGGACCATTTTGAGATCTCGAGAGATGTATAGAGCGGACCCGTGACACTGTGAAGTCCCACGATGTCTGCAGGGACTGAGTTGATCTTGATAAGAGTCTCCAGTGAGTCTGAATCCATCCCACTACCTAAGAATGCCAGTAAGGGTCTGTTCGGCTTAATGCCGGTTCGTCTCGTGATGAAATCCTGAATGATAACCCCTAGTTTCCCGAAACGGGGAAGACGGGCTAATAACTTGACCGGGAACACAGACAGTTCGACACCGTCTATGAATAACCGCTTGGCCATTTCACCAGCTGACGCCATCCCCTCTGAGTGGACAACTGATTTGGAGAGGTTTATGGTAATACCCAATGATTCAATTATTCCCCTGTAGTGAGCTGCAACCTTTGGATGAGCGATTGTGATGTCATCCCCGATTATGACGTAGTCCTGAAAGAAAACTTTAAACCCTGCCCGCCTGGCAGCCACCTGTACGATAACATGATGTGATAAGTCGAAAACCACGAATGAAGATTTGGCCCCCATAGGTTGTCCTACTTTGTACCGTCTAGAAACCCCATCTGGTGAAGCGAATGATCTATCAGTCAGTAAATTTGCCCAGTTTTCCGCCTTAGACTGTGAACCGATAAAGATCCCCAGGACCCAAGTCTGGAATGAAAGTGGCATACGGTCTGTAGCGGCGCTCAAGTCATAAGAGTAGATTGGTAAACCCCGTGATGTCCAGAGTCGCACCTGGTCTGAGGCCTTGTCCTGGTTGTATACAGCATCAGGGCCTAGAGACGATAAGTGGCGACCTAAAGCCTTGTGTAATGGGTCTAGCAGACGTTGAGTGTAGTAGTCCAAGATACCGACTATTCTAACCTTACCACCTAGCTCCTGTATTGCGTGTAACCTTGATGTGACCAGTGTTGCGTTCAAGTTATCTGTTGCTCTGTTCTTCTGAGCCATAGCCATTTGTAACAGGTTAAAGAAGAGGGGCATCATATTCATGTCACGGCAGAATTCAAAGAAATGGGACATTAGTTTGTCGTCCTTGTATATAGCATAAGCATCACCGCCCGAGGTCCGTGTTGCTGGACCGTTTGGGCCGGCCTTCTCGGTCACCACGTGCTCCCACCGACGTACTTCATCTTCG